CAAAATCGGACATCACTCAAAGTATTGGAAGAATCATGAGAGAAACGAAAGGGAAGAAGAATGAACCACATATATATGATGTGCATGATCCTTGGTCAGTGTTTACAGCGATGTACTACAAGAGAATGAAAGTGTACCGTCAAGGTGGTTTCAAAATTCACGGAAAGTTTGTAGAAGAAAAGAAGAATGACTTTCCTCAGGGAAAATGCCTATTTTTAAATCTGAACAATTATTAAATGTCTGGTGCATTGATACAACTTGTTTCCAAGGGTGTTCAAGATGTTTATCTCACAAGTAATGAAGGGCATTCATTTTTTCGAACAAAGTTCATGAGGCATACAAACTTTTCACAAACACCTAAACTCATCAAAACAATGAACGAAAATGATGTATCTATAACAATACCAGTTCTTGGAGATGTGATTAATGCTGTGTGGTTTCAAGGTTCCGATAAACTGATGGATATGTTTTTTAAATCCACGATCGATTTATATGTCGGTGGACAAAAAATAGATTCCCAACATTTCGATTACTACGCTGACATATGGCCAAACTATCTTGCCGACACATACAGTAAATCTAGAGAACTAAACAATAAAACAAATTCTAAGAATTCTGGATTCTTACCTCTTCAGTTCTTCTTCTGTAATCATAAGGCATTTTTACCCCTCTTAGCACTTCAAAGTCACCAGGTGGAGATAAAAATCACATTAGATCCAACGAGTCTCAACGGTTTGACGGAGACCCAGAAAAAATACGAAGTGTATGGAAACTACATTTTCCTTGATAAAGAAGAACGAGAGAGTATTTCGAGACGCTCAGCAGATTTTGTAATCACACAAGTTCAGCGTATTGAACATCAATTGAACCAGGATGATGGATACAATACAATTGATTTAAGTTCATTTAATCATCCAGTGAAATCCATATTTTTTGGTTTTGATTCAACTACGAGTACATACACCGATGATTATTTTACATTTTCTGGGGCTGATCTTCATGTAAATGGTACACCTTTATTGGAAAACATGAATCCTGTCTACTTTCACACGATCCAAAATTACTATAAATCAGAATACGGTGTATCGGACTATGATGTCGTGAGAAATATGCTATTCTATACACGCTATTTCGCATACCATTTCTGTATGAACGCATCTCAATACAACCCATCGGGTTCGTGCAACTTCAGCCGTCTTGATAATGCGAAACTGATAATTCGTGGCGTAGATGTCGCACCAAGTAGGTCGAGTGACTCATTATATGTCTATGCTGTCAATTACAACGTTTTAAGAATCAAGGATGGTTTGGCTGGAATATTATTCGGAAATTAACTTTACGAAGAGGGAAAACCTCTAAGTAGACTTAACACATTTATGCCCTGATGGAATCAGAGACGGCTAACACAATTACGCCGACAATGAAAGCCATGACGACGTAATTCATCTCAGTTTCTTCGAGTCCGACCTGAGGTTTAACCTCTTTGGCCTCGGGTTCCTCGACGACATTCTGACGTCGACTGGGAGGATCCAGTTCCTCTAGCGGACAATACGCTATCATTTATATATATTTAGAGATTAATTTCCGTCTTCTTCTTACGTCGAGTACGCTTCGCTTTTGTGCCACCACCGACATTCACCTCTTTGACTTCACCACCAGTGGAGTCTCCTGAAACGGAAATGATATCCGAAACATCATCCTCATCGGCGACGCTCTCATTGGTGGGTCCGGGCATGGTTGTGTTCATTGGGGGTGGGGGTGGCATCATAATACCACCCATGAGACTCGATATGTCGACACCGGGGCCCTGCATCTCGTAGTTACCCGTACCACCCACGGGGGCGTTGTCAGCTGGTCCATCCGTATTCCTGGTCGTATTCTGAACCGCGGACATCATGTTCTTCACGAGATCTGGGTTCTGCTTAATGACATCGTTCATGTTAGGCATGACCGACTTGAACATACTATTCGTGAGGTGGAACATCATCGCCGAACCACCCAACATCATGATCAACTTCACCTCAGGGGCGACACTGACCTTCGAGCGGTACTTGACATAGAGCTCCTCGAAGACACCATCATAATCATCAACATTCTCCATGACAGACTCAGACCAACCTTCTAGTTGTATTTCAAAGGGGTTGTAGCGCTTGTTGAGGAACTCCAGACCAGTCACACACGCAATCAACATTCGCCTCGAAAAGCGTACCGACTGCTCCACATCTATGCTGTATGTGATACGCTTCACCTCTGATCGCAGTTCCTCGATGTTCGAATAGGCTGTGAGTCTCTTGTTTACTGCGAAACCCTTCTTTTCAAGACGCCCCAACTTGTTAATCAGATCTGCCTTTTCCTCATCAATAGAGGTGTACCCCTTCGAAGGCTGCTCTTCTTGGCTGGGTGGTTCATCATCAAAGAAAGTCTCTTCATTTTCACCATAGTCAATCTCTTCATCCTGCTGAGGTTGAGTAGGGGCTGATTGTTTATTGGGATTCACAAAAGCATCCATCGCCTCCTGTCGTGGCATCTGAGGAGGAGCTTGTCTGTGTACTGGACGAGGAACTGGTTTGGGACGAGGTGCAGAGATTTCAATCTCATCCATGAGTGCCTGCTCATCGGCATCTAACTTCATCACAGTTGTATTTCCTCGGTCGAGAATTATTTCTTCGTCCATCTACTCTCTATGTAGAAACTAAAAAAAATATCTTTAACGCACTTTAAAAAAATGTATACTTATAATAAATGTTCAAGTTGAATCAAGCGAACCGTAATGCGGTGACTTCCATTATTGTTATGATCCTGTTAATCGTCGCCCTCGCACTCACCCGTAACATCAGTGCGTACCAACCCAGGCCAATCAAGATCAAGACCGTCTCGGATGCATCCATTTTCGATCTCAAGCCCAGTCTCGACTGTACAGCTGGTTCGGGTAAGGAAGATGATGCCTACAGCATGGGTCTTACTCCCGGTGGTCTCTGTGGTGCTCAGAAACTCGTCGCCGATCATGCTGGCTATGCGATCGAGGATGGAATCGGTGGATCTTTAATCTAAGCTAACTATAAATGGCTCTCATTACTTCCCCTACAGAGACAATTCCCGATCTCAACTATGAGTACCACACCATCACAATTGATACCATCGGTCAGGGTAGTTCGAATACCTTTACTTGCTTTCTCAATCAGCCATTGAGGAATGTTGTTCAGGCTAAACTCTTAGCTGCTCGCATCAATACAACAGCGGCGACTGAACACTGTTATGTGTCGATCGAACAACTTGACTCCATCTTTACAGACCGTGCGTCCAATGTATACGACGGTCAAGCATCCTTGAGTATTCTCCGTGGATCCTTCGCGAGTCTTGTAAAAGATGAGGCCACTACCGTCACGTTTAAGGATGACTATCCAGTGGTGACTCAATATATCGACCCCATTCGCCGGGTTGATCGCCTCAACGTCACCATTCGTGACCAAGACGGTGAAACCATCGAGAGAGCGGGTGCTGGTGATAAAAACTTTTTAGTTCTTCGATTCGTCTGTAGAAAACCCAATTTGTAATTATCTAAGCTAATAGAAATGGATACTCGTACTCTTACGAAACCCGTTCCATCTGATTTGAAATACGAATATTATACTGTTACGTTAGATAGCGTCGGTCAGACCAGTGCTAATACATTTACATGTTATCTCACGCAACCCATTCGTAATATTGTTGAGGCGAAACTCATAGCCGCACATATCAAAACCACAGAAGTGACTGAACACTGCTATGTCACAATCGAGGAACTGGATTCAAAATATATGGAGCGTACCTCAAATGTATATGAAGGTCAGCCAGGTATGACACAAATTAGAAACTCTTTTGCGAGTCTTGTATCTGATTCTGTATCCCTAAATCCAAGTGGTAATGATTCTGTTATTTTATTCAAAGATGAATATCCAGTTGAATCGCAATATACATTTCCAATCGGAAGTGTAGATCGTTTTAGAGTAAAGATTTATGACCAGCGTGGTAGGACTCTCACCAATCCAGTTATAACCGCTGGAAACAATTTTATAGTCATTCGTCTTAAATGTGAAATTACCGCTCAAGGTGTCAAGGGGTTTAACCCCGATGCCCCCCAGATACCACTTAGAGATGAGGGTAGTAGTTTATCGGAGAAGATAAAGGAACTAAGGACTCTACTCGAGACTAGAGAAATTGATAAAGAGACTTTTGAAAATATAAAACAAAAACTGTTGGATGATTATCTAAGTTAGTACTATATGTCGTACTACACTGCGAATCATACAGTCCCCGATCTAAACTACGAGTATGCTGTCATCACCGTAGATTCGATTGGACAGTCCAGTGCAAATAATTTCCAGGTGCATCTTCAAACCCCCCTAAACAATGTCGTCCAGGC